GGTAATTTGTCCAGTAGTATAGAGGGATAATACTCTCACCACTGATAAAAAAAAAGAAGAGAAGGAGATTATGTATGAAAATTAAAGGTAAAGCATTGTGGGCAAAAGTGCGTAAGCCCGAAGAATGGCAAGGAGCACCTGTAGGATTCTCGGTACAGGTAATTATGCCTCCCGAACAGTTGGAGGAGATGAAGGAATACTTAACAACCAAAGTACAGGAAGAGTATGCAGGTAAGAAATTTACAGGCGCCATCACGCTTCCCATCAAGGAGACAGACAAAGGCGAGGAAGCTGTAAAGATTAAGACCAAACACTACTATGTCGATAAGGCCACAGGCCAGCAGGTGACTAAGCATATCCCTGTATATAATGAGTATGGTGAGATTATTCCTGAAGATGTGCTGATTGGTAATGGCTCCGACGTAGAAGTAGCATGTAATGTGAAGTACTTCTATGAAGGTGCTAAGAAGTGGGGAGCCCGTCTGTATCTCAATAGTATGATGGTCACTAACTTGGTCTCTTATGTTACTGATGGTTCCAATGAGTTTGAATTTAAGAAGCGTGGAGAAGAGGACACAGAGGCTGTAGATGAAGCTGATTTCTAATAAGAGGACAGGCGGATATCATAGGAGGAAACAAGGCAAGGGTAGGAGCAAGTACGAGGAGACACTTTTAGCTGATTTACAGTCTAGAGGTGTCTCTTTTACATATGAAGCATATTCGGTGAAGTATACCCAAGAGCATACTTACACACCAGACTTTGTCTTACCTAATGGAATAATCGTGGAGGCTAAGGATGGAGAAGGCTCTGCCTTAAAACCCTCACTGGATTCTAAAGCACGGGGAAAGATGGTGCGTATTAAGAAGCAGTACCCTGACCTAGATATCCGTTTTGTCTTCCGCACTGACCAAGTGCTACATAGCATAGGGAAGAAGTGTAGTACGTGGTGTAAGGAACACGGCTTCCCATACTACATAGGTGAGAGCATTCCCGATAAATGGTTCAAAGAAAGCGGGAGTATAGAGGAGAAAGTACTTATAAAGAGGAAGAAGAAAGGAGGGGATGAGAGATAACAGAGTTTAAATATCGGAAGAGATTAGGCACAGAATACGTGTGTGTACACTTCCAGAGATTACACAAAGATTATGCCACATTGGATGCCGAAAGTCGTAAAGCGGGTAATTTTGCATTGCCTTGGCACTTCGTCATAGACGACGCTGGGAATGTCTTCGAGTCAAGGCCTACAGACGCAGTAGCAGGTTATGAAATATTCGACACACAGACTTGTATACACGTGCTTGTGGACGCTGAGGATAAGGAGCACATGACGTGGATTCAGGAGGATTCCTTGGATAGCGTTGTAGGGGATTTAGAAGCAGAGTACCCAGGAATAGAGAGGATTACAACAGATGACTTATGGAGGTTCACAGAATAACAACACAGCTATAAAGACACACCAGCCCTGCCCCGACTGTGGTTCCTCGGACGCTCTTACAGAGTATTCCGATGGTCATACGTATTGTTTCTCATGCAATACAGTTAGAAATCCTTTAGCACATGAAAGCACACCTAACTGTATACCACTAGCTACTATGTCTTATATACCACTAAGTGCTAGAGGAATTACTAAGGGTACATGTGAAAAGTATCATTATTACACAGGTACGTACGGTGGTAAGCCTGTGCAGGTAGCATGTTACTATGATGACGCTGGGTGTTTGGTAGGTCAGAAGGTTAGGTACCCTGATAAGACTTTTGTCACGCTGGGAAAGATATCTAAGAGGTTCTATGGGCAGGAGCTTTATGAGGGTAGGGGTAAGCTGGTTATCACAGAGGGGGAGATAGACTGTCTTACAGTCTCACAACTTCAAGGTAATAAATATCCTGTGGTCTCCCTCCCCTGTGGTGTCTCATCTGCTGATAAGGTCATCACGCATAATATGGAGTGGCTTTCTAAATTTGATGAGGTCATTCTCATGTTTGATATGGATGAAGCTGGACGTAAAGCCGTAAAGAAGTGCGCGCCCCTCATCAAAGGACTGAAGGTAGCTAATTTACCACTGAAGGACGCTAATGAATGTTTATTAGCTAACAGAGGGTATGACGTTATTACTTCTATCTGGAATGCTAAGCCCTATAGACCAGATGGTATTGTCAACGGTTCAGAGTTATGGGAAACACTGACTAGTGATGATGAGGATAGTACTACAGGATATCCATATCCGTGGGAAGATATGAATGAGATGACGCAGGGTATACGTAAAGGGGAGCTTGTAGTAGTCACGGCAGGTACTGGTGTAGGTAAAACTACTTTCGTACGACAAATTATCTACGACCTAGGTGTACATAAGGGTTTGAAGGTTGGTTGTATGATGTTGGAGGAGAACATTAAGCGCACTTTGCTAGGTATTATGTCTATTCACACTGGACACCGCTTACACCTCAGCAAGCAGCTTATTTCTAAAGAAGCTTTTAGGAAAGCCTTTGATGAGACTTTAGGCACTAATAATTTTGTCTTATACAATCACTTTGGCTCTATTGCAGGGGAGAACTTACTGAATCAGATACGGTATCTAGCAGTAGCTGAAAACTGTGACTTTATCGTACTCGACCATGTGTCTATAGCTATCTCAGGGTTGCTGGAGGGAGATAATGAGCGGAAGCTTATAGACTACCTTATGACACAGATGAGAAGTATTGTGGAGGAGACTGGGGTAGGTATGATTGTCATTTCACACCTCAGCAGACCTGACAAGAGCCAGAAGGCTTATGAAGAAGGCGGTATCGTGTCTCTTAATCAGCTTAGAGGTTCTCATGCTATTGCCCAATTATCCGATATGGTCATAGGGCTGGAGCGTAATCAGCAGGCAGAGGATGAGACACTACGGAATACTATTAAGATTCGGGTACTCAAGAACCGCTTCACAGGAGATACAGGAATAGCAGGGTATCTGGAGTATGACAAGCAGACTGACCGTTTGATAGTTGGGGAGGGAAATAAGAATGGACAAGGAGAAGATGAAAGAGAAGCAGAGTTTTAGGGTGCCAGTACCTGAATATGGCATAACCCTTACAGAGATACCTAAGGAAATTTCTTTATTCTTCAATGTAGGCAGATGTACATGTCACTGTAGGGGTTGCCATTCCCAGCAATTATGGGATACCAATCTAACTTGTAAAGTGTTGACAGCTTCCGATATATTCGAGATTGTCCAACATTATAAGGAGGATATTACGGCCATTGTCTTCATGGGTGGTAATAGGGCTGCTGGCGTGGATTTTAAGGAATTCGTTGGGAAGATTATAAAACCTTTGTCTCAGATAAAACCTATAGGCATATACATGGGGGACTACTCTAAGGAGGACTTCGAGATAGCTGCCCGTTATTGTAAATGGATAAAGATAGGTGCGTACGATAGAGATAGAGGTGGGCTGGATTTTCCCGCTACTACAAATCAGATTTTTATGGAGGTAATACGAAAGGATGACACCATTACTTAACTTGGTTCCCGAACAGATACGAGCTAAGTTGAATTACATAAATCACTACACCAAAGCTACTAATAGTGCAGACGGTTCTCTTGTGGATAGTAACGCGAATGTAGATACAAAGAACATAGGCATTCTGGAAGCTGAGTTGTATAAACCCGAGACAATACAAATTAATAGAGAACTGGTTAAGCGGAAGTTACGAGAGAAGTTCCCTGATGAACCTGAACTTACTAAGCAGTATACAGATGATATTGAGAGCCATCTTATTTATATACACGATGAAACTTCATTGCGGCCTTACTGCGCTTCTATTACTCTCTATCCTTTCCTGCTTTATGGTACTAAGCCTTTAGGAGGGACGTCACGGGCACCTAAGAATTTACATTCTTTCTGTGGGTCTTTTGTTAACCTTGTCTATCAGGTAGCTTCAGGATTCGCGGGCGCGGTGGCTACAGTAGAGTTCTTACTATATTTTGATTACTTTGCTAAACAGTCCTATGGCGAGAATTACTTAAAGACACACGAGAAAGAAGTAGCACAGGCATTACAGGGGGTTGTCTATGCGCTCAATCAGCCCGCCAGTGCACGTGGTAATCAGTCAGTTTTCTGGAATATTTCTGTACTGGATTCTAACTACTTCGAGCACCTGTTTGGTGGTGGTTTCCGCTTTCCTGACGACACAGTACCGAAGTACGAAGGTTCCTTCCATGACCTTCAGATATATTTTTTAGAATGGTTCAGGAAGGAGCGGGAGAAGGAACTATTAACATATCCCGTGCTTACAGCTTCTTTACTTCTGGATAAGGATGGTGTGCCTGTGGAT